CCAGAAAGTATTGCTTCTATAAAATATAATGCACCTTTGGATTATGCTGCTCAAGGAAGGTGTGTTACTACTGAAGATTATAAGGTTGTTGTTAAAGGTCTATACAACGATACGAAATCATTACAGGTGTGGGGTGGTGAGAGCGGTTCTTATGATACAAGTCTTGGAGTTGTGGATACTAAAGAATATGGTAAGGTTTTTATTTCAATTAAATCTACCACAGGACAAATGCTCACAAAACAAGAAAAAAATGAAATTGTCGTAGGACTTGCAACGTATAAAGTTGCAGGCATAACACCAGTTGTGGTTGATCCAGAAACAACGAAATTGATATTGAATACTACGTTTAAATATGATTCTAGTAAAACAACGGAAACTAATTCTAGTCTTGTCACTCTTGTTACTAATACACTAACAACATACAACACAGATAACCTTAGTCAGTTTGATGGGATTTTCAGATTATCCAAAGTTCAAAGACTCATAGATGAAACAAATTCTTCATTGTTAAGTAATATTACAACTGTAACTATTGCAAATACAATTACTCCTACTTTAAATTCAGCAACTTCTTATACATCAACCTTTAATAATGCTTTCTATGCTCCGTATTCTGGTTACAATAAAGAAAAGGGTGGAGTGATTGCAACAACTGGCTTTAAAATACAGGGTGATACAGTTAATACAATGTTTTTTGATGATGATGGTGAGGGCAATTTAAGAATGTATTATCTTGTTGCTGGAGCTAGAGTTTACCAATTAATTAACGGAACTACTACTGTAGGAACAGTGGATTATGTTAAAGGTACTGTAAAAACTGTTAGTCTTACCATTACAGATATAGGCAATGTGGATGGTGCAACTTCTACATCAATTCGCATTACAGCAATACCTAGTTCAAATGATATAGTACCAGTTAGAAATCAGCTATTGGAAATTGATTTTGTCAATTCAGTTATAACAGGTGAGGTTGACACTATCGCTGTCAGTGATGCCAGTGCTGGTTCTACTTATCAAACAACTTCATCCGTAACATCAACATCGAGCTACTAAAATGTCACCATTTGATAACCCATATGCACTGACCTCAGAGCTAGAAAATAAAATTAGTACTCAGCTGTCTGGCCAGATGCCGATGTTTGTTACTGATGAACATCCACTATTTGTAAAATTTTTAAAATATTACTATGAGTTTTTAGAAGCTGGTGAACTTACATTAATTGCGACCATAGATAACATTGCTCAAGAAACAGCTGCTTCAAATCTCATACTTGATGAAAATGGTGAGAAGATTGTTACAGAGAGGGGTGCTGGTACTCTTACAAAATTTGTAATTGGTGAAACAATAACTGGTGGTACTTCTAACGCAACTGCAAAAGTACTTGCTGAAGATTTAGCAAATGGTAAAGTTTTTATAACTGCAAAAACTCAATTCATTAATGGTGAAACTGTAACAGGAGGAACTTCTAGTTCAACAGGTACAGTAACCAAATATAGAGCAAACCCTATACAAAATATTCAACAGTTGTTATCTTATGCTGATGTTGATAATACGATATATGATTTTCTAGATCAGCTTCGTGATTCTTTTATGAATTCTATTCCAAAGAAACTTGCTGATGGAGTAGACACAAGAAACTTAGTTAAAAACATAAGAGAATTATACAGAGCGAAAGGTACTTCAGAAGGTCATAAAATTTTTATGAAGATGCTTCTTGGAGAATCTGCTGAAGTATTTTATCCAAATACTCGTATGATGCGTGTTTCTGACGGTAAGTGGAATCTAGTAACAAAAATAAGATGCTCTCCCGGCAATAATGTTGAAGCTTCAGAGGTTGTGAATAGAACTCTTACTGGGCAAACTTCTGGTGCAACAGTTGTCATAAGTAATGCTGCAACTTTTTCTGAAACTGCTGATCCTATCATAGAGTTTGAGGTTGATGCTTCATCTCTTGTTGGAACTTTTGTTAATGGCGAAGTCTGTAAAGCTGTATCAAAAGAAACTGGTTATAATTATGATTTTACCATTAGACAGATTGTTAATGGTTTTACTTTAACAAATAATGGTATTTTATATTCTGTTAATGATCTTTTAGATATTGATAGCAATACTGCGATAGGTAATGGTCTTGCTGCAGCTAAAGTTAAAACTATTAAGTCGGGTAGTATTTTTGATATTGTTGTTGATGATGCTGGAACAGGCTATAGAGAAGGTGAACCTCTTGTATTTACAACTTCAGAGGATGATGTGGATACTGCTACAGGTGTTGTTTCCATTCTTGAAGGCTCGTTACTATTAGATGGTACAGCAGAAGTTTTAGACAATGGTGTTACGCAAACTTCAACGGATGCTGGAGACTTCATAGTTCTAGAAGAGGGTTCTGTTTTTCATGAAAATGAATGGTCATTCGTATTAGAAGATGGTACACTCAATGCTCCATATGCGGTATATGGAATTGATATCTCATATAGTGATACAAAAGGTTATTATTATCCTCTTTATCTTAATCTTCAAGATGCTGAAAGCTCAACTATAACAAAAGCAAAAGCAACCACTAACGGAAAAATAACTGATTCAAAAACTTTGGTTCTAGATGGTAATAGTGGAACTATTGCAGTTGATATGGTGGTCTTTGGTGAGGGCCTCGATCCTAGTGCAACTATCAAAGTTGCAACTGTAACAGATCAAAATAATATAATTTTGGATACAACAGTAACACTTGCTGATGATGTTGTATTATCTTTTAGATCAATTAAAACAGCAGTTCATACTCATAAATTTTTAGAGTTTCCTAACGAAACTTTTTATATGCCATCTTCATCAACTAATCATCATAAGGACAGTTATGATTCCAGTACATATGATTTATATGTGAAACATTTACGATTAGATAGCACTGAGATTGCTGGTTATTCAGAAGCATCTGGCAGTCGTATTGCAGCAGAGTATGGAACTTCCAGACCTGTATCAAGAGATACTTACGGAACCAGTGCAGATAGAATTGGTCTTGAAGAAGGTTCTACAACAACTGAATCCAGTAGAGGAAGTATTGGTAGAGCAGTAGTAACTGATTCTGGTGGTGGTTATACTTCGTTACCAACCGTTTCAGTATCAACTGGTGACGGTACAAGCACAAAACTACTAGCAACTACAACCGACATTGGAGGTGTTGATAGTGTTGAATTAACCAATATTGGTTTCAAATATTTTGAAGCACCGCAATCTGATTTTAGGGCAAACTTTGTTCTTAAAGATGTAACAGGAACATTTGCTGTAGATAATACGTTAACCACACACACAGGAACGGTTAGAAGTTGGAATTCTAATACACAGGTTCTACAAGTAAGCATAGAAGATAATATAAGAGTTGCACTTAATATTCCTTCTTCAATTGCTATTGGTTTGGAAGATGGGCTTATTACCCACAATTCTGCTGATGGGAATCAAAACCTATTACAATTAGAAAATATTCTTGATGAAGGTGATCAGATAGTTGATGCTGATGGCAATCGAATTGTTACAGATGCTTTAGGAACGAGTGATGAATATCTTGTATTAGAATCTGGAAATGGGGAAACTGCTGGTAGTGCTATTATAATGGAATCTGAGGATGCAACATATTTTCCACCTATTTCATTAGAATCTGCAACGGATACAACTGATGATGGCGGACATATCGTAAATGAAGGTTCTAGTGATAACATTCTTACAGAGACAGCTGTATCAAAGGGTGATTCAACTGGTGGGCAACAAAATCAAAGAATATTAACAGAGTCATCCCAAAGAACTGAAGATGATTTTGGACCAATTGATTCTACTGATAATTTAACAGAAATCCGTGAGCTTGGCAGTGTATTTAATATCGGGGAACCTTTAAAATTTAATGGTGCAATCGTTGAGATTGGTGGTGCAATTCTTTTAGATGGTACAGATGCAAGTGGTACGGATGGCGGTAGTCAAATCCAGCATGAAGCTTTTGATGAAAGTAACAGTATTATTATTAACGGCACGGATTCTGATTTATCAGATGCAAATGACGAGATTATATTAGAGTCTGGTTCTTTACCATCAGCTGGCAGTGTTGCGATTGATGGAACAAACAGTTCCAGTTTTCATGCTGGTGATAATATTATTAATGAAGCAACTGGTATAGATTATTCTGCTGGAACAACAGTCATAACCGATAGTGGTGGAGCATCTGGAACGATTGTTAATGCTGATGTTGCAAAAGGTAATTTGTCTGTTGGTGTGACTACTGAAACATATGGTTCTTACGGAACTGATGTTGCCAGTCGTATCAGTGAAGATTTAATCCGTATACAGGATTCATATTATTATCAAGATTTTTCCTATGAGGTGCAAACTGCATCTGGAACAAATAGTTACATAAACGAACTTAGAAAAGCAGTACATCCAGCTGGATTTGTACCATTTGGTAAAGTTAGTATAGCAAGTTCTATTTCTGCTGCTATAGGAACGGTTGGTTCTAGTCTTGGTGGCGGTTATACTTCCGATACCGATACCTATTCACCGATACTTGCTTCCACTCTTGAAGTTATATTCTCTGAGACAATGCAACGCAGACTTAAAGCTATTGATATTGGTATTGGTAGTTTTGAAGAAGCAATTATATTGGAAAGTGAAGAGAACGCAAATAATGTTGGTGACACCATTGTTCTGAATGGTACAGATTCTTCAAGCACTAATGCTGGGGATTCCATACTAGCAGAAACACAACTTTTTGTTTTCCCCGACTTTGAGGGTATAGAACTTGAACATCAAACAGATACGAGTGCTGGTGGATACGGCCGTGTCATTCTTAATGGAACAGATGCATCATCTTCTAATGCTGGTGATATAATAATATCTGAAAGTGCAGAGGCATTATCAAACAATCTGGTTCTTGATAGTTATGAGGACAGTAATCATTTTGTAAGAACTGATGCTGGTAGTGACATATTATTAGATGGAACAGATTCAAGCTCTAGTAATTCTGGCAGTGCGATAGAATTAGAAGACCCTGTTTCTGACGGTAATGTAAAAATTGGTTTACAGACAATTGATAAAGATAAATTGTCAACACTTCTAAATGAAGATGGTGGAGATCAACAACTTGAAACCGCATTTGAGGGGGATGGACCAGATCACGAAACAGCTATAGTTTCCTTTATAAGCAGAAGAATTCAAATAGCAGATGCTCTACCAAGACATCTTTCCACTGGTGCTGTTACAATTGCAAGAGCAGGGTTTTCTAAAAGGGGTTCCATAGAACTAGAAGGTGCTCAAGAAAAAGGTAAACTGTTAATTAATCTTGCTGAAACTGAAAGTGTAACTTATGCAACGCATACACATTCTGCTGGAGAAGGTTTTGCATTAGAGGATGGTACAGACCTTGATAGAGATAATTCATTTAGTTTTGTAGATATTGATAACTATCGAAATGATAAAATTGTTTTAGATGGACATAACGATTTGATTATTTTAAATGGCACTGATGGTAGTTCTTCTAATGCTGGTGATAATCTTATTTTAAATGCTACTGATGGTAGCGCTTCTAACGATGGAAGTAACATAGTATTTGATTCTGAATTTACAACTGGTCATAATATTTTGACAGAAGATGCTACAGATGCAAATTCCAGTGCCGGTGCTGATATTTTAGTTACCGAAGATATTTTTAGTGGCTCAGTATTCTTAGATAATATTCAACGTAGTGATTTGATACTTATGGATGATGCTATCACGGATGCTACAGGTGGTAAAAGAAATAGTGATATAGATGGAACAGCAATTCTTTTGGAAGGAAGTGCTGGCACAGTCGCATGTAGACAAGAAGATGGAACACAAGTTGCGACCACATTTGGAGATCGTATTTTACTTGAGGGAGGTATTGGTTGGAATGATCAATTAATGATAGATGTTCCTGATAGAATTGCAGCAGAAGAGGGTAGTAATAAGGGAACAATACCATTTAAAAATTATACCATATCAAAAACAGAACCTTTAACAAGATCAGCTGAAATTAAAGGTCGAGATATAGGTCAGATATCATTAGAGGATGAAGCAGATGAAGTAACTAACATTAGGTTAGAAGGTCATGGAGATGCTACAGGTATTATCATAATGAATGGTATCAACATAAGTTCTGAAGAAGAAGGTAATCCTATAGCAATGGAAAAACCTCATGATATTCCAATACATCATGGAACAGGTAGTGTTATTCTTAATGGTACTGATGGTAGTTCTACTAATGCTGGTGATCAAATAACATTTGAAGCAGGAACATTTGAAGAATTTGAAAGAAACTTCCCAACTCTTGTTCCTGCCCGTTGGGATTCAAAAAATACTACGTTTGATACGACTAATATAACATTTGATAACATAGATTAATCGTTATAAATAATAAAGAATAAAAGGAAGTAAGGATGGCATATCAATCACTTAATATAGGAACAACAGGTGGTGACGGCACTGGTGATACTATTCGTGTCGGTGGTGATAAAATCAATGATAACTTTTCAGAGATTTATACCCTTTTAGGTGATGGAACTGATCTTAGTAGTGGTATAAGTGCTACTGCAAGTGTAATCACCTTAACCTCGCCAACTATAACCACACCAACAATTGCAGAAATTGATTCAGGCTCTACCATCACTTTGGATGCAACCACTGATATTGTTCTTGATGCAGACGGTTGAGATATCTTTTTTAAGGATGATGGAACTACGTTTGGCTCTGCAACAAATACTTCTGGTAATTTGATCATCAAATCTGGTACAACAACAGCTGCAACATTTAGTGGTGCCAATGTAACACTTGCTGGTACTGTTGCCTCTACTGGTGTTCTTACTGCTAATGCTGGCGTGGTAATAGATAATTTTACAATTGATGGTGCAGAGATTGATCTATCTTCTGGTGATTTAGAAATTGATGTTGCCGGAGATATAACACTTAATGCAGATGGTGGTGATTGGAACTTTAATGACGATACTGCATCAATATTAAAAATTACTAATAGTTCAGGCGATGTTATTTTTAAACCAACCACAGACGCAAAAGATATTATTTTTCAACAGTATGATGGAACGGAAGTTGCAAGAATAGAAGACGGTGTTCAACTTAATGTAAGTGCAACTACAGCATCCTCAAGCACCACAACTGGTGCGTTGATTGTTGGTGGAGGTGCTGGTATTGCTGCTGACCTTTCTGTTGGAGATGATATTAATCTTCTCTCAGATAGTGCAGCTATATTTTTTGGTGCTGATAAAGATATTGTGGTTTCCCATAATGCTGATGTCGGGCTGTTTATAAAAAATGCAAATACTGGTGATGATAAACCAATTGTTCTTAATCTACAAACTGGTGAAACGGATATTCAAGCTTCTGATGTATTAGGAAGTATTAGATTTAATGCTCCAGACGAGGGCACAGGAACAGATGCCCTATTAGTTGGTGCTGCTATTGATGCTATTTCAGAAGGTAATTTTAGTTCTTCAAATAATGCAACAAAATTAGCATTTAGAACTGGCGCAAGTGAAACTGCGACAGAGAAAATGGCTTTGACTTCTGGTGGTAATTTACAATTACCTACTGATACCACTGTTCTTAGTTTTGGTGCAGATAGTGAGGTTACTTTAACGCACGTTCACAATACTGGTTTGCTTTTGAATAGCACAAACGTCATTCAGTTTAACGATGCAAGTCAGAATATTGGGGCTCCAAGTGCAACCGTTCTGGATATCAATGCTACAGATGAGATCGAACTTAACGCAACTCTTGCTGATGTCAATGCAAACCTAGATGTTTCTGGAACTTATACTGGTGGTGGATTGATGACCACTGGTGGAAACATTGTTATTCCAGATGCTGGAAATATTGGTTCTGCCAGTGATACGGATGCTATCGCAATTGCTTCTGGTGGGAGTGTAACATTTAGTCAGGCTCCAGTATTTCCTGATGGTTCTATTAATATTCGAGATTTGGATATTGATGGTGCTGCTGCGACATCAACTCTTGCTGATGCAGACCTGTTTATTGTTGATGACGGTGCAGGGGGAACAAACAATAAGGTAACTGCTACTAATGTAAGAGAATATATGGGTTTTGGTAGTGGTACTGTTATGTTGTTTCATCAATCTTCTGCCCCTACAGGGTGGACAAAATTAACAGCAACAAGCACTGAAGCACTTGCTGATGCAGCAATAAGGGTTATTGGAACTACTTCTTATAATGCTGGTGTGAATGGTACTGTAGCATTTGAAACCGCATTTGCAAGTAAATCTGTTGCTGGTAATATTGCTGGTAACACCGCTGCAACTACATTGCAACTTGCACAAATTCCATCTCATTCTCACTCCCTTGCTGCCAGTCCTAGTACGGCCGATAATAAACAATCTGGAGCCAAACCTACGGCAAGCAGCAATTCTGGACTTAACTCAGGTGCGAACACTGGCAGTGCTGGTAGTGGGCAATCTCATACTCATGGCGTAGGTAACTTTGCTTTTACTGGTACAGCAATTGATATGGATGTTAAATTTATTGATGTTATTGCTGCAAGTAAGGATTAATAGGAGAATAGAATGAGAGTTCAAATAATGCCCGCAGATGATATGGTTTCTATGGGCGACCATGCATTTAATGATTTTGATATGTCGGAAGTGCCCGGCTATCCAGATTTTCCTACAGGTTCTATACATTGTATTCATTGGGATACAGACTTGGGCCAAGGAGAAGTAGAATTTTCTGATGATCCTTTTGATGACATTGAGTGCCCAAACAATGAAAAGATAACAACACTACCAGATTGGGCAAATAAATTAATTGCAGCACATGGGCGTAAGTTAATAGAATGGGAAGAAGAACAAATTGCAGAAGATGAACCAGAAGAAAGAGAACTACCAAACAGGGTATTAGTAAGGAGATTAGAAGCGTTAGAACAACTTAACGACTCTTAAAAATATATTATGGAAAGTGAAAAATGGCAAAACTTGAAGTAAAGGATAATTGTCCTTTAAATAATTTTGAAAAATGCAAGCAATGGGATTGTGCTTGGTATATACAGGTAAGAGGAAAAGACCCACAAACTGGTCAAGAAATAGAAGATTGGGGTTGTGCAGTAGCATATCTACCTATGTTGTTGATTGAAAATGTTAGAATGTCAAATCAGACAGGAGTTGCGGTAGAGAGTTTTCGGAATGAGATGGTAAAAGATAATGCGAAGTTGCAAAGTCTTTTCTCAGACAAAGAAGAGGGAATGTTATTAGAGACAAAAAAAGTTAATAAAGGGTTATTGGAAGCAAAGTAACTCTATAAATATAGTTAACATTGTCAGATATAGGATAAAGAAATGGCAGCAATTATCACAGAAAAATTCAGACTTCACAATGCAACTCAGTTCTATGAGTCCTTTAGTGAAACATCAAAAAATCTTTACTATCTTATGATAGGAAAAGCTACACCCTTTACATCAACGACTTCTGGTGGTTCTGATGAATCACCCCCAACACCAGCTGATGATGTTAGTAGTAATTACTATGAATGGGACCAAACTATTGCACTTAAAAATATATCAAGTTCAGATATAACGTATACTTTGCCTCGCAGAAATTGGGCAAATGGTACGACTTATGATATGTATGAACACAACATAAGCTCTTCCAATACTACGACTTCTGGTGCAACAAATCTATACGATTCTACATTTTTCTTTAGAACTGCTAATAACAGGGTTTACAAAGTATTAGATAATAATGCGGGCTCTGCTTATTCTGGTGCTGAACCTACTTCTGAATCAACTTCACCTTTTGCGATTGGTGGATATGTTCTCAAATACATGTATACAATTACTGCCTCTGAACAAACTAAATTTTTGACAACGGATTTTATGCCAGTTTCCACAGACAGTACTGTAAGTGCAGCTGCCACAGATGGAAAGATTGAGTCACTTATAATTACTGCTGGATCAGGATATACTGCTGGAACATATTATGCAGCAGTGTACGGAGATGGATCAAGTGCTGGTACATCCTCTGGTGCAATTGTTAGTATCGTTGTTGGAAGTGGTGGTACAATTACTTCATTTGGATTAACTGCTGGATCAGATACAACAATACACTCTGGCGGTTCTGGTTATACATATGGAACAGTAAATATTGGATCAAGTTATACATTTTCTGATGCTGCTCTTAGTAGTTCTTCCTCAATGGGAAGTGGTACAGGTGGAGCAGTTCAAGTTGTAATTAGTCCTAAAAATGGACATGGTTATAATGCTGTAGAAGAATTGGGTGGTCACTATGTTACCTGTAGAGCAACTTTAACAGGAGCAGAAGGTGATGACGTTTTGACAGGGAATGATTTTAGAAACATTGCTATTGTCACCGATCCAACTACATACGGAACATCTACAGTTGCTACTGCAAGTACATATCGTCAAACTTATGCAGCCAAATTAACTTCTGTATCAGGAACATTTACTGTTGATGAAAAAATATCTCAAGCATCTACAGGAGCTATTGGTAAGGTTGTTGAGTGGGATAGTACTCTCTCGATACTTTATTATCATCAAGAAAAATATGCAGACTATGGAACAAATAGCACAACAGGTGCTTATGTTGCTTTCTCTGGTGCAAATGCGATAACAGGTGCTTCTTCCAGCGCAGCAGGGACTCCTGATGCAGATGCTGATAGTGCGGTTACTCTCGCAGGCAATAATACAATCACATTCACAAATGGATATGCAAATCCAGAGTTGCAACCAGACAGCGGTAATATCATATACAGTGAAAACAGAAAACCAATTTCAAGAGCAACTGATCAAACTGAAGATATCAGGATAATAGTGGAATTCTAATATGGCACAAAAAACTGATTTAAATGTAGCACCTTATTATGATGACTTTGATGAGGATAAGAATTATCTAAGAACTCTTTTTCGACCCGGCTATGCTGTTCAAGCAAGAGAACTTACGCAGTTACAAAGTGCATTACAAAACCAGATAGAAAAATTTGGCGGTCATGTATTTACTGAAGGTGCGATGGTCATACCCGGCCAAATATCTCTTTTAACAGATTACTATTCTCTTAAACTTGCATCTACATTTGGGACAGAAACGATTGATGTATCTCAATACTTTAGTGATACAACACCAGTAACAATTACTGGTGCAACATCTGGCGTGACTGCTCAGGTAATTGGTTTTGATGTTGCAACAACAACAGATCAACCCACACTTTACATACGGTATACAAATACAGGTACAGATACCGTTACTTCTGTATTTTCTGATGGAGAAAGTATCTCTGCTGATATTTCAGTTACACACACATCTTCGTATTCTTCTGGAGCTGCTTCGGCAACAACTTATACATCTACTTTTAATACAGAGACAGCAACTTCTACATCATTGGCAAGTTCATCTGGTCCAGCTGCAAGAACTGGATCAGCAGTAAATATTCAAGCAGGCGTTTATTACATTCGTGGTTTCTTTGCAACGGTGACAGAACAAACTCTTGTTCTTGACAAGTATGATAATAATCCATCATACCGTGTAGGATTGACAATTACTGAGGGTCTTACAACTTCTGATGATGATACAACTCTTTTGGATAATTCAAGTGGTTCTAGTAACTTTGCTGCCCAAGGAGCGCACAGGCTTAAATTTACTTTGACACTTGCTAAGATTGCGAGAGATGCGAGCACTGATGATAGTTTTGTCGAGTTATTGGATACAAAAGCTGGTAATATCATGTCTATGGTTCGTGAGACAGAATATTCTATTTTGGGCCAAACTCTTGCTCGCAGAACCAAAGATGAGTCTGGTGACTATACAGTTCGACCATTTCAGTTTGAAGTTAAGGAAAGTATAACAACTAATAATGATACAGGTGTTTATACAAAAGGTCAAACCACTGATGATGGTGCCACTGCTGCAAACACTTTTCTTTCTATTAAGGTATCCCCCGGCAAGGCATACGTTGGGGGTTATGAAATTGAAAAGATAGGACCAACTTTTAAAGACGTACCAAAGGCACGAACCTTTGATACAGTAAATGCTGGTGTATCAACCTTTCACATGGGTAATTATGCTTTCATTGAAAATATTTACGGCACCCCTGATATTTCTTCAGTATCAGGTGAGACAACTCCATTTAAACTTATAGAATTATATGACGCAAAAATTGCTACAAGAGGTTCTGCTGCTGGTAGTTTGGTTGGTATAGCAAGAGCACGTTCTTTAGAATATTTTGCTGGAACAGCTGGTTCAACTTCTAGTAATAATGATTCACAATATAAACTATATTTGTTTGATCTGAAACCGATAACAAAATTAGAATTAAGTGGAACACCAGCTACACTACTTACAGCAAATCATTCTAATGGTGGTGTAAAAATTACTGATGCAACTTCTGGTGCAACAGGGTTTGTTTATGCTTCTGGTACAAGTGGAAATATCGTTAGGTTAACAAATGTCTCAGGTACTTTTTCTGCTGGTAGTAATATAACTGCATCTGATAGAAGTGGAAATCTTGGAGTGACAATTACAAATGTCCATAATTATGAATTCAGAGATGTTGCTTCGGTATATATGAGCGATCCTGATACGGGACAAGATTTCACTGCTGATGTGATTGCTACGAAAGTAGCTGGTCTTGCTGGTTCTATTACTATGAATGGAACTGATGCTAATGGTGCTAATGCGAATGACAATATATTGTTAGATGGGTCTGCAGCTGGAGGTGCTGATCAATTTGGTGAGATAGAATTAGAAACCGGCCTTGCATCAAAGCAACCTAAACTTCAAGACCCTGATATAAATAAATCTTTAGTGAGTCTTTCTAAAAGCGCAATTAAAACACTGTTGACAGAAGATAATAATGGGTTAACCGATACTCAATATACGATTAGAAGGCAGTTTGTGGGAACAACAAACTCTTCTGGTGCTGTGTCATTCAGTGCTGGTGCAAACGAAACCTTTGTTGCTCATGCAGAAAAAGATTACACTGTTTCGGTTCTTACCTCTGGTGGTGGTTCTGCAAGTCAAGGTGACTTGATTAGTATTGCATCAACCATGTCTGGTGCTGGTACTGCCGTTCTTACAATTACAGATAGTACTTTGCTAGGTAATGCTGCAAAGGTGAAGGTATTTGCAACAATTCTAAAAACAAGTGTTAATCATAAAATTAAAACTACACAATTAATGAAACAGGTAAAAGTAGTATCTGGAACTTCTGATGCTTTTGGAACTCGACCAACAGATGAAACTATTTCTCTTGGTCGTGCAGATTCGTTTAAACTTGTTGCGGTCTATGATTCAGAAGGCACTTCTACAGATGCTGTTGCACCAACATTAACAACAGGTTCAACCACTGGTACATTTACCCGTGGTGAGAAAATAACTGGCTCTTCAAGTGGAGCAACTGGTAGACTTATTACTACTTCAAGCCCATTTCAATATGTACTAACAAGCACTGGAACTTTTACTGATACAGAAACCATAACAGGAGATAGCTCTGGTGCAACCGCTGTCATATCTTCTCAAACTGATGGAAGCAAGGTTTTAACCAGCAATTATCTTTTAGATACTGGACAAAGAGATAACTATTATGATATTTCAAGAATAGTGAGAAAACCAAATGTGTCTTCTCCCACAGGTAGATTGCTTATTGTGCATGATTATTTTGAACATGGAGCTGGAGATATTTTAACAGTAGATTCTTACTCAGATATTGCTGGTCGAATGACCTTTGATGATATTCCTTTTTACAATTCTTTAAAACTTGATCCAGATGATGAAGACATTGGCGGGTTTCCTTTAGCCGATTTTATTGACTTTAGACCAAGAGTTGAAGATATTGCTGGAGCATCATCTACTTTATCAACAGTAGATGAAATAACAGGTAATTCTTTTGATTTTTATCACAGACAATTTGATGGTAGTGGTGCTTCACTGGTTGATTTTCCAAAGCCCGGCTCTACAGTTCAAGCAGATTTTGAGTATTACCTTCCAAGGATTGATCTTCTTTCCTTAAATCAAGAGGGAAGGGTTATTTTAACAAGTGGTATTGCATCGGCCGTCACGACTTTTCCTGTGCCGCCAAATGACGCAATGCTCTTAGCAACTCTGACTATTCCAGCTTACACTTATAGGCCGGAAGATGTAAAAGTTAGAAGGCAGAAGAATCAAAGATTCACTATGAGAGATATTGGTAATCTTGAAGCACGAATGGATACCATTGAATATATGACAGCTTTAAGTCTTTTAGAAAAATCAGCAGAATCCTTTGAAGTGACAGATGCAAATGGTCTTAATCGATTTAAATCTGGTTTTGTTGTAGATAATTTCAGCGGTCATATTGTTGGCGATACTGCTCATGCAGACTATAATATTGCAATGGATATGGAAAGCAATACAGCAAGGCCGATGCATAAAACAAGAGGTCTTTTTCTATCAGAAAATGCCACAACTGATGGGGAAAGAGCATCACTTGGCTATAAAAAAACGGGCGATCTTATAACACTACCATATACAGAGGAAACTTTTACAGAACAGAGTTATGCTACTAGAGTAGAACGTGTTACCCCATTTTTGGTTTCTCAGTGGGTTGGTGATTTACAACTAGACCCACAGCATGATGAATGGTTTGAAACTGAAATTGCACCAGAACTTGTTATTAATAGAGAAGGTGATTTTAATGCCACAGTAAATCGGTTATCCAATCAACTTGGAACTATTTGGAACGCATGGGAAACACAATGGACAGGTTGGGCCCAAAATAGAGTGGAGAGAAGCAATGTTTTCGCCTTGCAACAAGCGGGCGATGCACAAATTATTAGTCAATGGGGGGCAATACCTACTGCGAACGAGCAGCGCAATTGGGACGATGGAGCAAGCCCTTGGTTCGAGAATAGAACGAGGTTACAGAGAACAGTTAGACAAAGAACAGGAACACGATCAAGAACGGGCGTTAATACTCAAGTTTTGGTAGATACTGAAAGAGAGTCACAAGGTTTTAGAGTTATTCAACGTGCTGTTATTCCTTTCATGCGTTCAAGAGCTGTCAGTTTTACAGGTCATGGATTTAGGCCAAAATGTAAACTCTTTGCGTTCTTTGATAAGACGGCAGTTAGTTCTTATGTGACACCAAAGAGTGAAGAATATAGTGTAGCAGGTAACGCAACTCCTGTAGAGGGCGATGTTCTGGTATCCAATGCGATTGGTAAAGTTGAGGGAACATTTACAATACCTGATCCAAAAATCAGTGGCAATCCAAAATTTGAAACTGGCGATGCACTATTCCGACTTACTTCCAGCTCTTCTAATAATACTGATTATAGTGCTGGAACAAATACTATTGCAGATGATGTGTTCACACAAGGAGATGCACTTTACACAGCGAAAGGTATTTTGGAGACTGAACAGGAAACTATTATTGCTACTAGAAATGCTAGAGTTGTTAGAACAGCAGTCAATCAGAGTGAAGCTGCGCTAGGTGAAGTAGAAGGTGGTCGTTGGACAGTATGGGACCCATTGGCTCAAACATTTATTGTTCAGCAGGACGGTAATGAGAATTCTAATGCCGGAGGAAAATTTATAACTTCTGTTGATTTGTATTTCTTTGAAAAAGATGCAAGCTTTCCTGTTACAGTAGAACTTAGAAATGTTATAAATGGTTATCCGGGCCCAAAAATTCTACCCTTTGGTAGTATTACTTTGGAGCCAGAAGACGTTAATGTGTCTGCAACTGCTGCAACAGCAACAAGATTTACTTTTCCATCACCTGTATTTGTTCAAAATAGTGTGGAGTATTGCATAGTTTGTATAACAAAAGTTCCCACATATAAAGCTTGGATTGCCCGTATGGGTGAAAAAGATGTTGGTGGATCAAGAACAGTTTCAACACAACCCCATATCGGCGTTCTGTTCAAGTCTCACAATAATAGAGCTTGGGCAATGTCACCTATGGAAGATTTGAAATTTAAAATCAATACCGCAAAATTTGATACAAGTGGGTCTGGTCAAATACCTCTGGTTAATGATACTGTTCCTGCTGCAACTTTAAGATTAAATCCTTGTGTTATAGAACATGCAAGCACTACGGTAAAAGTAAAACATCCAGATCATGGCATGTATACCGCAACAAACAATGTAACTATTGATAAGGTAAAATCTGGAGCAAGTACAACATTAAGTGGTGCTATTACCGCAACAGACACAACACTTACTTTATCAAGCGGTGGAAACTTTGATGATACGTCAGGTAAATATGCGGTATGTGCAAATGGTCTTTATTACATAAAAATTGGTGATGAGATATTAAGTTATACTACTATCAGTGATAATGCTGTATCTGGTGTTACAAGGGGTGTAAACAGTACTACAGCAACAAGTCATTCCTCTGGGGCAACTGTAGAACTTTATAACATACATAAAGTACCATTGCAAGAGATTAATAAAACACACACATCAATTTCAAATATTACTATTGATGGTTATACCGTATCGATATCAACTTCACCAGATGTTGGTTCTTCTAGTGATACCTCCGAAATTGGTGGATCAGTTGCAACTGCTACAGAAAATGCAATGATGGATCAAATGAATACTATTATAGGTGCCTTGGAGTTTACTAACACAGAAGTTACAGCTGAAGTTCAAACAACAAGTGCGACAAGTGTTGCCGGTTCACAGTCTTCATTTTCTAAGACTGCAAGTGCATCTGCCAGAAGTGTTCTTATTAATGATTATTATATTTTTGATACTCCAAGAATGATTGCTTCTGGTATTAACGAAACAAATGAAATGGGTGGTGTAAAATCATTTGAACTTTCAGTTAAAATGACTTCAAGTGATTCATCAGTGAGTCCTGTTATTGATTTGAAACGAGCATCTGTATTAACTGTTGGCAATAGAATTAATAATGTTGATAGTTCATCTGGTGTTTATCCAACAAGTGACTATAAAGCATCGACAGAGCCAGAGGGAGATCAGAACGCAGCAATTTATCTAACAAAACAAATTACTCTTGAACAGCCTGCTACTTCTTTAAAAGTATTGATTGCTGCATATAGACCATCGACTGCTGATATAAAAGTTCTTTTCAAAACTCTTAAATCAAATGATGCTACAGACTTTGATGAAATACCATACACTTTCTTTAATAGTGATGGTAGCCCAGATATAACAGTAGCATCTTCTGTAAGTGGTGAGTTTAAAGAATATGAATATACAGCTGGTATAACTGATGAAGGAATTGGTGATTCACTTGAAGAATATACTTCTTTTCAAGTGAAGATTGTTTTGCAGGGAACAAACTCTGCTGATGTTCCTAAGTTAAAAGATTTTAGAGCACTGGCGTTGGCGAATTGATATGAGTAAAAATTATGTCGAAGTTGAAAACCATCCTGATTTGGCAAGAGATATCGAAACCGGAGCTGTTGTAAATCGTAATCGTCATGCATATGAAATGGCAAAAAAACGTGCTGCAGAAGCGCAAAGACAAAGGGATGAAATAAGAAACACCACAAGGGAGATAAATAATATAAAATGCGAAATGCATGAAATTAAAAATCTTCTTAAAGAATTGATAGGGAAAGAATAATGGCAGTAACAGCAAGTTCAGTAGGGACGGGAGATACCCTCGAAACCTTTAGACAAGAGTTCAATAATGCTGTAGTTGATCTAGGAAATCTAGATAGCGCATCAGTATCGTCTATTTCTATTTCTGCGAATAACTCTACAAATGAAACAGTTTTTCTCACATTTGTTGATGGTGCAACTGGTAATCAGGGATTGGAATCTGATACTGGATTAACATATAATCCTTCAACTGGATTAATAACTACTGCTACTCTTACTACTACAGGACTTATTACTTCTGGTAGTAATATAGTAATTGCAGATGCTGGAACTATTGGTAGTTCTTCTGATACAAATGCTATTGGTATTTCTTCTGGTGGTGTTGTCTCAATAACAGCAACAACCGCAAACACAAGTGCCTCTGATGGAGCATTAACTGTAGCCGGTGGTGCTGGTATTGCTGCTGATCTTTCTGTTGGTGATGACCTTAGACTTATTTCAGATGCTGCTGTTCTTAGTTTTGGTGCAGATAGTGATGTTACTTTAACACACGTTGCTGATACAGGTATTTTATTAAACAGCACAATGGCAATTCAGTTTAATGATGCGTCACAGTATATTAATGCACCTTCCAATGCAATTTTAGATATTAATGCTACAGATGAAATTGAATTGAACGCAACTCTTGCTGATGTTAATGCAAACCTAGATGTAAGTGGTACATATACTGGTGGTGGTTTGATGACCACAGGTGGTAATATTGTTATTCCTGATGCTGGTAATATTGGTTCTGCTTCAGATACAGATGCGATTGCAATCAGTTCTGGTGGTGTTGTTACATTTAGTCAAACACCAATATTCTCTGGTGACTTACAAATAGAAGATGACTTAATTCTAGATTCTGATGCCGCAGTTATTTCGTTTGGTGAAGATAACGAAGTTACTCTAACACATGTTGCTGATACTGGACTTCTTCTCAACAGCACCATGCAACTACAATTCAATGATGCTTCTCAGAATATTAACGCACCAAGTGCTACAGTTTTAGATATTAACGCAACGGATGAGATCGAACTTAACGCAACTCTTGCTGATGTAAACGCAAATCTAGATGTATCAGGCACATATACTGGTGGTGGTCTTATGACTACGGGTGGTAATATCGTTATACCTGATGCTGGTAATATTGGTTCTGCTTCAGATACTAATGCAATTTCAATTTCTTCTGGCGGTGTTGTTGCAGTAACAGCAACAACTGCAAATACAAGTGCTAGTGACGGTGCATTAACTGTCGCTGGTGGAGCTGGAGTTGCAGCAGACTTATCAGTTGGTGATGATCTTAGACTTATTTCCGATGCTGCTGTTCTCAGCTTTGGTGCAGATAGTGATGTTACTTTAACACATGTTGCTGATACAGGTATTCTTCTGAATAGCACAATGGCAATTCAGTTTAATGATGCTAGTCAGTCTATTAATGCGCCTAGCAATGCTATTCTCGACATTAACGCCACAGACGAAATCGAATTGAACGCAACTCTGTTAGATGTTAATGCGAACATAAACGCAAGTGGAACATACACTGGTGCTGGATTGATGACCACAGGTGGTAATATAGTCATACCAGATGCAGGTAATATTGGTTCTGCTTCAGATACAGATGCGATTGCAATTTCATCAGGTGGTGTGGTAGCAATTAGTGCAACAACTGCCAATACAAGTGCATCTGATGGTGCATTAACTGTTGCTGGTGGTTTGGGTGTTGCTGCTGATGCATCTATAGGTGATGATCTAAGATTAATTAGTGATGGTGCAGTTTTATCGTTTGGTGCTAACTCAGAAGTTACAATGACCCATGTGCATGATACGGGTCTTACTATGACGCACACTGCAACAGGCGATAACACGCCAATGGTACTACAATTGAAATCAGAAGAAGATGCGATTGTAGCCAATGAGGTTATTGCTTCTATTGAAATGGCAGCAGGTGACTCTGATGGCACAGACGGCGCAACAGTTGCTGCTGGTATTCACGCAATTGCAGAGGGTACTTTCTCTGCTAGTGCTAACGCAACCAAACTGGTTTTTACATGTGGTGTATCTGAGACTGCCGCTTCTTCTGCAACTGCTAAGATGACACTTGCTTCAGATGGTGATTTAACTCTTGCCGGAACTGTAACTGCTGATGCAACTGCAACTCTTCTTATAAAGAACTCAAGTGGTTCCACATTGAAAACAATTAATGGTATTGCAGCAAACTAAGGGTGTTAAACAATGACTGCTAGAACCCTAGTACATTACGATGGAACAGACATAAAAGCAATGACCTCAGCTGAAATGGTAGAAATTCAAAAAAGAATGATCTACCATTATGGCACTGCTGCAACTGTTGCATTAACCGTAGATGGTAGCTCTGCTGGTAATCTAACCGCAATGTCTGATACAAGATTACAAGCAGGTGCGACATCTCAATCCAGCACTGCTTTCGTTGCAGAAGGAACAACTGCTGAGCCGGGTACGGTTACAGTTTCTTATGACAAAATACATCTTGCATATACTTCTTCTGGAAGCATAACCAAAACAGCTGATGATGGTGATACCTTTCCGATGTATCTAGATGCCAGTAATAATCTTCAAGCATTAAACCTTGCTGACTTTAAGGATACTCTTCTGCATCCAGCAATTGATCTTATGATTGCAAGTGCAGATAGTGACAATACTGCAAAATCATTTACAATCACAACTAGTTCTACTGCTGCAACTGGTTATACAAATATTTCTTCAACAGCAGTTTTTGGAGATACAAGAGCAAATACAAGTGCATATTCTTCTGATGGTATACCTGAGACACTTGATCAGCCAACCTCTGTGCTTACAAACTATTATTTACATCAAAAAAATAATATGGCTGCACCCACTCCAAGTGTGTTTCCTTTAGTAACAGATGGCGATGGTAATTTAAATCAAATGTCAACCTCTACCATAGATAGTGTTTTGGGCGCTTGGCTGAGATTTACTGCTGCTCATTCTAGTGATGGTTATAAAATTACATACGACACGGCAGCATCTGGTGGTAATACAAAAGGCACTGCTATGGTGGATACGAAACTTGATGGCTCTGGTAACTATCAAACTCGACAGGTTGGTGACGATTATCGATCACAAGAATTTCCAAATGGATCGGCTGCAACTGTAACAACGTATAATTTGCGTATAAATAAAACATAGGAGTGAAACATGGCCATTGAAGAAGGAACCCCATTTGCATTTTGTGGACGTATAATAGAAGCATATTATACTAATCCAGAACTAGATACGATAGGTGTTATCTGGAGCGATGGAGAAAAAAATCGTGAGTATTATGTTGTGGTTGATGAGGAGGACGAGCAGTTTCAAGCTCTTTTAAAAGAATACTCATATGAAAGTCTTGATGAGACTACACGCAATAGAAACGAAGCAACAAGACAAGAGTTTAGAGATGCATTTCACAGATATGCAACTCGAAATAATTTGTATGGCCATGGAAATCCAGATGGACAAGTAAAGACTGAAACTGAAATTGTTGAGCTTGAAATTGATACTGTGAGAGAAAGAGAGGTTAATGTTGCTAGTTCACAAAAAGCGCACCACTCTTTTGAATTCCTACTAGATAATTTATCTGAGTTTGATCCTGACAATGAACAACATAGAGAACAATTATTCAAATTAAAGCTTAAAGCATTTGAAAAAGATGTTGTTACAAAGAGTAAAGCAAAAACAAAAAAGACTGCTCTTCGCAAAGCAGAGAATCCATTACAAGTATTGAGTGCATATCAATCTTTTCTAAAATAGTCCTTGACTTTTAATATTAAATGATATAAGGTGAATAGTTATGAAGATATTGGGAATTTCTGAAGGCTTTCATGATGCTGCGGTTTGTTTACTGCATGATGATAAAATACATTATGCATCTTCCAGTGAAAGATATAGTGGCATCAAAAATGATAAATGGATTCATAAGGACCAATGGCCCACTAGTAAATTAAATAAACCTGATGTTGTTGCATACTACGAAAAACCATTTCTCAAAAATTTAAGACGTTGGTATGCTGGTCAAAAATGTCAGAAACCAAGATTAAAATATGATGTAAACTTTGGCCATCATGAGTCTCATGCTGCTGCTGGATATTATACTGCACCCTTTGATGATTGTAATGTTCTTGTTATAGATGCGATAGGGGAATGGGATACTATCTCTATATGGGAAGGCAAAGATAACAAACTCAAAAAAATTAAATCTTGGAAGTATCCATATTCCCTTGGACTTCTTTACTCTGCAATTACACATCGTATAGGGTTAAAACCCAATGAAGATGAATACATCACTATGGGCATGGCAGCATTTGGTGAGCCAAGATATGACTTGACTGAGTTATTGTGGAAAAACAACCATAAAGGCGTGGGTCAGATATGGAGTGGTGCAAAGAATGAAGACCTTGCAGCATCCGTACAAGACCTGTACGAGAGAGAGTTTCTTAAACTCGTAGAACAATGCCCTAAAAAGAATCTTGTTATCATGGGTGGTTGTGCTTTAAATTGTGTTGCAAACTCAAAGATCAAAGACAAGAACCTTTGGATTATGCCATCACCCGGCGATGCTGGTAGTGCATTAGGTGCCGCTGCTTTAGTGCGAAAAGAAAAAATTCAATGGAGTTCTCCATATCTTGGATACATAATATCAAGGCCAATTGAGCCAAAAGATGTGGTTGATGAACTCTTAAAGAATAAAGTTTGCGGGATTGCAAATGGTAGAGCAGAGTTTGGTCCTAGA